GCTGCTATGGCTGCGATGATCGGCTTGTTTGCACAAAACGGTCACGGCGATATCGGATTGGGTCAGATTCTTATGATCACATTCCCGGCCTGTTTGATCGGTGTCATCCTCGGATCTATCATTTGCGTATTCTTCGGCAAAGATCTCAAGAATGATCCGGCTTATCAAGCTCGTCTTAAGGCCGGCCTCGTTCTTCCTCCCGAAAAGCTTTCCGACAGAAAGCTTCCTCCTCAGGCTGCTTGGTCCGTGCTTATTTTCTTCGGTGCTATCGTTGTCATCGTTTTAGCCGGCTTCTTCCCGAATCTCAGAGTTTTGCCCGGTGGAACAAAGGCTGTCGGTATGGCTCTTGTCATTGAAGCCGTTATGCTTGCTGCAGGCGCCTTTATGATGCTTTTCTGCAAACCCGACGTTAAGAAAATCGTCAAGAGCCCTGTAATGGAAGCCTGCGTTGTTTCTATCACTTGCGTTTTCGGTGTGGCATGGATGTCCGACTCTTTTATTGCTGCCAATAAAGACGTATTCATGCAGGTTGCCGGTTCTTTGGCTCAGGTAGCTCCGTGGCTCTTCACATTCATTTTGGCCGGTATGTCAGCTCTTCTGGCCAGCCAGGGCGCTACAACTCGTGCCATTATGCCTTTAGGTTTTGCTTTGGGTATTAACCCCTGGTATCTTATCGCTATGTTCCCAGCCGTTAACTGCCTGTTTATTCTTCCGACAACAGGTCCGGCTCTGGCTGCAGTGGGTATGGACCGTTCAGGTACGACTTACATCGGCAAGTACATTCTCAACCATTCATTCCAACTCCCCGGTCTTGTGATGGTTGCAATCTCCGTCGTGACTGCCTTTGGACTTGTCAGCTTTTTCGCTTAACAATAACAGTTTTTTCTGAATAAGTTGAACGGCTGCCTTTTCCTTTTCCTGCGCTTTATTTTTTCTTGGCCGTAGGCTATCGACACGATTCGACACGATGACCGCGCAACCTCCGCGTCTAGACGGTCTTCAACTGTTCAGCGCGCAGCTCGCCAATCGCGTCCGCCACATCGTCCAATCGTTCCGGCCAGAGAGCCGTGTATGTGTTCAGCGTGATGCTGGGTGAGGAGTGGCCGAGCTGCATCTGTAGGGTCTTCACATCCGCGCCTTGAGCAATCGCAAAGCTCGCATAGCTATGCCTCAAACTATGGATGGTCACGCCCTCGTCCTCCATGCCGGCCAGTCGGACGGCCTTTCGCCAGACACGCGTCCGCCACGTGTTCGTCCACAGGTTCCCGCCTCTTGCCGCGCGGAACAGCCAGTCGTCGTCGCCCATGCCATCCATCTGCCGTTCGATGGACGGTATAAGGAATCTGGGTATGGCGATGCTGCGCGGTTTGCCGTTCTTCGGCGTGCCCAGCACAAGCCTGCCTTTGCCGTCGTCGGTCCAAGTGCGGCGGATGCGCGCCCTGCGTGAATCCACATCCACGTCGCCGCATTTGAGTGCCAGCGTCTCGCCAATGCGGGCACCGGTGTATGCCTGCCAGCGGACGATCAGCCCGTCTACCGGCCGTCCTGCCCGTTCGGCCATGCCGGCCAGCAACTCCACCTCCTCGACGGTAAGGAACACCATGTCGTCATCGGATTGCGTGATGCGCGGCACGGTGACCTTTTCAATGGGGTTCTCGCCAATCCAGCCGTGCTCCAAAGCGAATTCCATGACACCGCCCATGACGACCTTGACGATGTTGCGGATGCTGCGTGGACTCAATGGCTTCGATTCGCGATCGTCCTGCAGTTCGGCGGGATACCCGCCTTCGGTGAGCTGCGTGACCCACTGTTGCAGTTCGTCGCGTTGGATTTCCCTCAGTGTGCGATCGCCCCACTTGGGGTTGATATAAACGCGCAATTCGCGGCGGTATCTGCCCAAAGTGCCCTGTTTGATATCCATCTTGCCGTCCGTCCATTCGGAGGCAACGTCCCGGAAGATGCGTAGTTCCTGCTGCGGGTCGCGGTATTTGCCGCGTCTGATGTCGTCCTCGATGGCCGCTGCGTATTCCTCAGCGTCACGGAGCTTGGCGAAGTTCCGTGATTTCTGGACGCGTTTGCCGTCTCGAAGCGTGTACCAGCGGCATCTCCACCGTGAGCCTTGGCCGTACAGCGCGGACCGCCATTTGCCGGGCACATTGGCTTTCATCGGATCCTTCGCATTGGCCAGCGACTGTTTCGCGGCCCTGCTGGGCGGGTTGCCGTCCTCGTCGTTTTTGAGCCATCTGTCGTCTACGAACGCTCTGGCCATGGTTGTCTCTTTCCGAGGATCCGCGCTACACTGTGCGTGGAACCTCATTTTGGTGAAAACGGAAATGCTGATTGTTGGTTCCTTGGGTTCCGTCCGACTGTGTTCGGGCGGGACCCTTTTTTGTTTCCCGTCGCGGTATGTGGACGCTGAACTTCTTTTATTGCACGCACACGCCGGAATCGTACAACAGCTGCCGATAGTCCGACAGTACTTGGATGGTGACGCCCAATTCCACGGCCATCATCCACGTATTGCCTTCGTATATCTGCTCCACCATGCCATAGTCCACGGGACTGATCAACGCCAGCGCGGTCTCCCTGCGACACCGGCGCTCGCACTTCAACCCGTATTGGCTACCACAGCCTGGATCGTGGTGTTTCGCGTGGATGAGCTCATGGCACAGCGTGCAACGGCGCTGGCGCTGGTTGAGCCAGTCGGCCAGCAGAATGAGTTTGTGTCGATCGTCGTATAGGCCGCATATGTCACGGGGAAGGTCGCGTGACATGACTGACAGACCCATGGATTCCGCGTTCCGGTGAAGCTCCGCGATGGTCTTGTTATCCACATTCCTCTCTTCCGGAAGTATTGTTTTTCGAGAAGTACTTTTTTGCTGTTTGTCAAGTTCTGCTTGACAGTTGGAGTGTCGTATGTGATGCTTGAATCAGCTCATCTACCGAGTTGTAGAAGGAGTCTCCAGGGTCGCTGCGGCGGCCCTTGCTTTTTATTGAACGCAATTCCCGTTCAAACTTGACTGATCATATTCTTTCAGAAGTTTGTTGAAGCTATGATCATGGTCGACGTAGTAGGCGGTGACCAACATGCAGTAGCCTCTGTCCTTATGTGGTTCCAGCACGACTAGATACCGTTCTGATTCAATGAGGATATATAACCTATCGCGGCCATGCTTATGCTTCCTCCAGATTAATGGCGCATCACATACCTCATAATGGCATTGCGGACAATCCTTTGCGTTGTCAATCGTCTTCCGTGGAAACCTGATCCGCTCACATCTACGCAGATCGACATTCCTCTCGCCGGTTGTGTAGTCTTCGACGCTGGTGATGTGGAAAAACCCAGCCCATTTTCCGTCGGTCTCCTCTTTCTGGCGGCGTACGGAAACTCTGAGGCCGTCGAATGATGGATGTGAATCTATGAAGTCATGTCTGAAGATTGCATAAATCCTATCCTCATATACGGCAAAGTCTTCTATCGGGGATTTGGTTACGAGCTCCGGTGTCCAATGCGGTGTCATGCGTTCCGTCCTTCCCAGACGAAGATGTTGAACTTGCGCGTGCCCAAGGTCGTTGACTGGGTGAGTCGGAGCTTTGATCTCATGCGTATGTAGTCGATGATTTCAGCTTTCGCGCCTGATGGTTGGGGGATGGTCGTCCGGTTCGCCCTGCATACGGCTCCGTTGATCACGTCGGTGATTTGCATCATTTGCACTTCGTCTGAACGGATTGGTTGCACTTTCTTGATGCATTCGTGGTTGAAGTCGTAGTGGCTGTTTGCTAGCACTTCCTCCAGTTTCTCGGTACGTTGCGCGGAGTGCGTGTCCTTGATGTCCACGTACACGTTGTAGGTGTTCGTGGAATCGAACAGCCTGTTCAGCATGGTGAAATACATCTTGTAGTACCAATCGTTGTGTGACTGGGACCATGCCTCATGATTCAGACGTGTCTTCTTGGCCACCAGAACACGGAACCTCATGTCGTCATCCAGGAAGAAGCAGTTCAGCAAATCCTTGTACAGGTCGATTTTCGGCATGCTGGCCTTCGTCCACTTCACTTCCGTGCGTGCCTTGACACCGTAACGTGCCTTGATCTGGAGAATATTCTCTGTGATTTCCTGCCTTTTATCCTTGGGTATAATGAGGGCTCCAAGGACCATCACGTCGCTGTCGTCATGTTCCAGATGACAGCTTTCATCGCAATACAGGTTGTATTCGGTCATTCGTGTTCCTTTCAATCCATCAATCGTCCGGCGTTTCGGCTTCGAGGCGTGCGTTCGAATCCCTGTTGGCGGCCACGTCATAGTCTTCGGGATGCGCGGCGATACGGTCGATGAGATCATCGGTGATCTGAGACTCGCGCTCGCGGGCTTCGTAGGCGCGGGCGGCTTCGCTGGAGATTGATCCACAGGCTGCCGCAACCAGTGAAAGAGCGTCCGGAAGCCCAAAGAGTGGAGCGAGTCTGTCTAACTCGCTGATTGCCCAACTTCTTTTACCGAGTACTCGGTCGCTGATATAGCCTTTTGATCGTCCTTCAAGGGCCTTGGAGAGGTTGGCCTGGGTAATGCCATTGGCTTCCATTGCTTGGCTGATATATTTGCAAATCACCAGATCGGTGCGTGTTGTACTGCTGTCCATAGCGATGACTGTATTCGAATTTTCGGGAAGTTACATCTTTACGCCGTTCGGCGTGTCGAATTTGCCATACCGAATACTCGGGAGTACATTGAAAGCATGTTCACCGAATATCCGGTAAACGTCGAATAAAGTCCCGAATATTCGGGGAATGGAGGTGATGTGACAAGCAATGAATACGTGACACAGGCAATAAAAGTCAGGATGGCTCGACTTGGAATCACTCAATCCGGCGTCGCCGACGCAGTTGGAATCAATCGGGTCGTCATGAATCGATACATGCGCAATCAACGGGAATGGCCGATTCGCGTTCTCGACAAGATTGCTCCGGCATTGAAATGGCAAGACGGTCTTGACATCTTCATTGCAGCAAATTCAGAAGAAAAAGAACCGCAATCGACGACATCAACCAAATCAAACCATAAGCAACCGGCGCTCGCCGACGCATGAATCGAAAGGAGAATCCGAAATGAGCATCAACATTCCGGCCGAGACACCGGATGAATCCACGAACCCGATTTCCGTTGAGGAGTTCGAACGCCTGCACCCGGCGATGCTTGGCGCGATAAGGAAAGCCGTCCGCGAGGAATTGGAACTCTCTCTCGCGGACGGCGATTCAGAAGATGGTTCGAGAGATTTTAAGAGAACGGTCCTTAGTTCTTCAAGCGTTCAGCACACGCTTGATAAGCATCGGAACCATCATCGATGATGTCGAGGCTCATTGTGGTACCGCAATGCAGAGAAACGGTGATTATGTTCTCTTTGTCATCGTTGGTTCTCGCAATGAAGGTTCTGCTTTTGCGTTCTCCGGGCTTCATTCCTTTCAGAATCTCCTCGATTTCGTTGAACTGTTCGACAAGGAAATCTGGAGCGCCCGGAAGCACAACACCATCGATTTTAAGAAAGCTCTTATCCATTTCACCTCCTTTCATGCTCGGATTGAACATCACAAGCATATGCGAAGGAGCAATCAAAAATCCAAGGAGAATCCAATGAACAATGAAATCCAGCCTTTCGTGAAAGAGGAAGAAAAAAAGGGCGGGGTGTCCGCGGGTGGGGGGGGGGCGTTGAAGCCGATGAACACAACGAAGGACATCGCGGACAACTGCGGCATCAAGGAAGGCACTCTGGCGTACTGGCGTAGCGCGGGCATCGGCCCGAAGTTCGTAAAGGTCGGACGGATCGTCATGTATCCGAAGGAGCAGATGATCGCCTATTTCGCGCAACACCTGTACCAGTGCACGGCCGAATACGAGGAAGAGGTGGGTGCGTGATGACTGACAACGACTGGCGTACCGATACCCCGTGGCCTGACCCATGGGAAGAAAAGGAGGACAAATGAGCGACATCCGCAAAGCCTGCGTCGAAGCGATATTCAGGGAATTTGAGGACGGGGGCGACGCCATCCGTCCGGCCTGCGGCGACTTATGGGACGAAATCGAAGCAAGGCGTTCGCTCGGTCACATCGTCGGATGCGTCGATCTCGACGTGGCCGACCTCGTGGACATCGTTATCGACACCATCAACAAGGAGCTGATGTGATGAAGGCCCTTGCCCACGTCATCCTGCACCAGCTGATCTTCGCGGTGTGGTTGCTGGCCATGTGGGTGCTGTATTGCACGCCGGCGTGCACGCACCCCATCGAACATCTCATCGCCGCGCCGTTCGCGGTGCTCATCCCGACGGCCGTCATCATGCGTCGCCTGTGCTCCGACCCCCGCTTCGCGCGCTGGCTGGACGAGCAACGGCAGTGAAGGACTTGGACGGTTCCGCACACATTGCGGCATGGACGTGGTTCGTCATGCGCGGCCATGCCGGAACCGCCCGCGCGTCAAGGAAAAGACGTTAAAACCAGCCGGACGGGTCATCTTCTCTCTTCTCCTCCCGTCCGGCCTTCGCCGGGGCCCGCGACAGGATGCAGGCGCCATGGATCGGCGTGTTGAGGTCACGTCGGCGGATGGATGCGCGGTTCGAATCCGCGTCCCGGCACGACATCAATCCAAAGGAGGCAAACGTTGCCAAGCAAAACACCAAGCAGGCCGGAAGGCGAGAAGTGGTTCGAATGGCCGCTTACGCCGGCCAGCGTCGGCATGACGGCCGCCGATCTGATCGGCGAACTGTACGAGACCATCAGCGCGCTCAACCGCGACCGTGGCTGGAACCTCACCATGGTCGCGCCGGCGCGCTTCGGCGAGATCGTCATCGACCGCGAGGCCGGATGCCTGCGCGCGAAATGCGCGTGGAAGGCCAAGGATCCAAGCCAGCTCGGCCCGGAACCGGCTGGATATGTGAAGGGAGCCTGACATGGCCATAGGGGAGACCGTCATCACCATCGTCGGCAACCTCACCGCGGATCCGGAACTGAGGACCACCGGCCAGGGCGCGCAGGTCGCCAGCTTCACCATCGCCAACACGCCACGCCAATACAACCGGCAGACCGGACAGTACGAGGACGGAGACGCGCTCTTCCTCCGCTGTTCGGCATGGAACGACCTCGCGCAGCATTGCATCCAATCTTTGTCCAAGGGTATGCGGGTCATCGCCCAAGGCAGGCTCAAGCAGCACTCGTATCAGGCGCAGGACGGCACCAATCGGACCGTCGTGGAGCTGCAGGTCGACGAAATCGGGCCATCGCTGCGGTACGCGACGGCGCAGGTCGCCCGCATCAGCCGCCAGGGCGGTCCCGTCTACGGCAACCCCGCATCGCCGCAGCCGACCGTCAACACCGGCGCCGGTGGATGGCGCCACCGGCCGCCACACAC